GGGAAGAGGAGATCTCCATCACGAAGGGGCCGAGGAATTGCATGCAATTCAAGGCTACGCTCAAAATGTTCACGGATAAATACTCCGCAAAGAGTATCAAACGAATTCGTGAATGTACCTCGTGCTGTACACATCTCGATCTAGATGCGTTCAGACTGAAGATGGGAGTGGAGGATCGTCCCACAGATAATGATCATCTGGATCTTTTCAGAAAATCCGTGAGGATGATCATTGACAATGGCTGGGATCGAAGGACGAGGATATGCGGTGAACGTCGTGTGTACGTTCCAAATGGTGCCGCAACACTCCAGAACAAAAGGAGTGAAGGAGGAAATTGGTGTAAAGGACACAATAAATTCGAACCTCTCGCGCGGTTACAGGAAGTAAACGCCGGAAGTAAGATGCGCCTTATCACCGTTTTCGATGAATCGATGAGTATATTGAAGCCAATGCATAAGGCTTTATTCGATTTCATCACCAGAAGGAAAATCCACGTTCGTGGAGAGTTCACGAAAAAGGACGTTGAAGAGATTTCGAATTCGGGAAGTGGTGAATTTGTGTCGGGAGATTACTCCATGGCCACGGACAATATCAAGAGAAGTTACGTCGATACGGTTGTAGACGTACTACTCGAGAAGGCCGAGTACATCGAGGAAGACGAGAGGGAGGCACTGAGAAAATTCGGAAACGTTATCGATGTTGATACCGGCGACGAATGGTCTCGGGGGCAACCTATGGGGTCCCTAATGTCGTTCCCGATACTCTGTATCTGGAATAGGGCATTGTGGGAAATGGCATTGGCTGACGAGACGAAGAGACTCCGCGTTCCATTCTCAAAAGCATCAAAATTGATGGCAAAGATTAATGGAGACGATATCGCGTTTCGGGAAATTGTGCCAGGGGGGAGATTAAGTGATAGATGGCGTTATCACTGTGCATGTGCTGGAGTGATAGTAAATGAGGAAAAGACAGGTGTATCAGCAGATACCGTTGAATTGAACTCAAAGACATTCGTGAACGGGGAGAAGGTTCACACCATCAATTGGAAGTGTCTCGATTTCGACCACGATATTGAAGATATATTAGTCGTAATAAATGATTGTGTTAAGTCGGAAGGTGCCAGGATGGCATTGGCGCATCACTACGCACCGATGTTATCACGCGCGCGTGAGAAACATATATACCGACTTCCGGAATCGACCAAAAAAAATTTTAAAATACACATGGAAAAGGAAAAAAAGAAGAAGAAGAATCGCTCTAGGTTAAGTAAGGCCATCATTAGTGATGGGATTGCACCGCAGAATGAGCAAAAAATAAAAACGATGCGGTGGTGCCATCCCGAGATATCTATCACTTCCGTAGATAGACTTGGAGAAAACCGCCAAAAAAA